AGTCCTAGCAGATGTAGCACCTGAAACAACAGATGCTGCACGTTTTGCTTCAGTCGCCTTAGTTACACGTTCAGTTTCTGCTGAACGCTTAGTACTAACACGGTCAAAAGCAACCTGCTTAAAGACTGCTTCAAGATTCGTATTCCCCTGCGCAAGCGCAGCAGATACAACCTCTTGAGGATCAAAATCTTCCCCATATGTTTTTTGCAACCTTTGGATTTCATTCTCAAGTCTTTGCTGCGCCTGCATTTGCTCAAAAACGCTTACACGTTTATCAATCTCTTGCAGTCGCTTATCCACTGGATCATCCAAACTGTAATCATTCAGATAAGGATCATCATCCATCATGCGTTGTGCTTCTTTTCTTGAAACACCATAATGTTCAGATAACAAATCTAAAGTTCCAGCAGGATCATTGTCCAGCGCCTGCCTAATGGCAGAAGCCCATTGAAGTTCCTGACGTTGCTGTGCTAGTTCCTGCGTCTTACGGGTATAATCCGATTGACGACTGTAACCAGCAATTGCTTCAGATAGAGGAACACGTACATCAGCGCCATCAACTTTTACAGTGATGTAATGATCACTGTATTCGTCAATGTCCAATAACTGAACATCTACATCCGCTTCGCCCAATTCTTCAACTTGTCCATCATATACGGGGTCTATATTGGGGGTATTATTGAGTATGTCACTCACTTGTTCTCCTTAGAGTCCTAAAGGTTGCTCTATAGATACATATATGCGTTACATGGTATTAGGTAACTGCATACCCAATCTGCTAGACAAGGCTGCCAACACCGAAGGATCAACACCTGACATTTGATCAGGACTCATCTGCATTGGTGCTCCACCACCCATATCAGGCATAGGTGCGCCACCCTGAGGTGGCATCATCTCTTGTGGAGGCATAGCACCTTCAGGTGGCATGCCACCACCCATTTCGGGCATAGGAGGAGGTGCTTGCTGAATGAACTGATCAGGGTTCTTAATACCAAAACCAAACTGCAGAACATGCGCTGCAAGAGCAGGCATGTTGATAAGTCCAGCACCAGCAAATGGCGACATGGCATCAACCATCTGCAAAGCCATCTGTCGTCGGAAAGACTCATTCACAGGAGCAGTTGAACCAGCCTCAACTTCAAAATCAAACTCGCCAGCAATATAGTCAGAATCAAAAGTGACCCAAAGTGGTTCACCATCTTTACCAACAATACGAGCAACCTGCTCCCCAGTCATAAACTGCTCAGCAAGAGCAACAAGACGATAAGCAACCTCAGCAATAGCACCTTCAATGGTAGCCAACTTATCTGCTGCACGAGCGTTAGCAGCATCTTGAACGATTGCTGCTTCTGTTGCTGTACGACGAATCTCAGGAACACCACCACGCTGATACTCGGATACACCCGAAACAGTCTGAATGTCACCTTCAATGATGTCTGACTGACGATAGAACTCAGGAGGAGTAACCACAGCAGGGAAAGGCACAACAACATTGCTCAGGTTCTCGTCACCCGACACTGGCACAAGAACGTTGTCGTAGTCTGATTCCAAAGCGTCACGACCATCTTGGTCAAACGCTGACTCCTTAAACAAGTACTTACGTGAGTATCGTTTACGGTGATTCATCATCTGAGTACGAGTCGCATTCAACTCACGTTGAAGCGGTTCAATAGCCTCAAGGTCACCCATAGGGTAGAAGTAGTCAGGAATGTCATAGTTTCGGATCATCACAAAAGGATGACCGAAAGCGTACGGCATTTCCATTGGCTTAACTAAGAACTGTTCACAACCTTCAGCAAACACGCACATTGTTTTCTTAGCGATGTCGTAGTATTCCCATACTTCAACATAACCTTCTTCAGTGTCTTGAACCTTACGCTTTGCTGGGTCGTCACTATAACGACCCCACGAAGTAGCATTAATGTTCTCACGTGCAGCACGTGAATACCTCTTGTCGCTCTTAACATCCTTTAATGAGCGACGAATACGATGCGCTATCCAAAGCGCATCTTGCATAGAAGTAGCATCAGGGTCTACATAAACATCAAATGGTGATACACGCTCAACAAAGGGACGATCTTCAACGACGACAATAGAGGGGGTGATCTCGTTGCCCTCAACGTTGGGGTCAGAATGATCTCCTTCTTGGGAGATGCCATCTTCCTCAACATAACGATAACCACACTTCAGCCAGCCGTGACCAACAATAAGGAAGTCTTTTACAGCCCTACGGAATTCGGGACGAATCTTATAGTGCTTCCACCAGTAGTTGATAACAGCCTCAGTGATGATCGCCTTTGGCGCATCATCAGGGCGACGGGCATTAACTGCAATCTTAGGATAGTTAACAGCAACACTAGGGGCGATAACGTTAATTGTGGAGAATGAGATGTTGATAAGTAGACGATCTTCATCAGAGATATCTTCGTAGTGACGACCACGATACAGATCTATTAATCGTCGCCACGTGTCGTCGTATTCTTCTTCTCGTCGCCAACGTTTTGTGATAGCAATCTTTTTTTGATAACGAGTAAGTGCCTCGGAGTTAGAAAGACGAGCCATTATTATTCACCATCAATGCTGTTAATGTATTCTTCTGAAGCACGATAAACGAAGTTGATGAGTGCGCCAACGCCAGTCCACAGGGCTGTCTTCCAAATTTCTAAACCGCCTACAGCGCCACCAACAAGAATACCTGTTGAGGCAAAAACAAACGTTGCTACCGCTTTCTTGGCTGATTCTGAATATTTCATAATCCCTCTTTCAAGTGGTAATCAATATGATCGTCTAAACGATCATCAATGTGGTCTACCTTGTCTTCAATACGGCGAAGAACTTTATAGTTCTCGCCGTGTTCCCTCGTATTACGAGTGTCATACCTTTTTAAAGCCAACATTAAAGGACCACCAATAAGTGCGACGACAACAGCAGTGATCCACTCCATGTTAGATCCAACGAGTCCCAACAGGTTCAGCCTTAATGCCAGCATTGGCAGCATGCCTCATTTGTTCATCTTGACGCTGCTTGATGGTAGGACCATGAAAGTCTTCTTTACCATGAGCAAAACCTAAACGAATACCTTTTACGTGACAACCAAAACAGACAGCACCTCTACGTGGAAGTACGTCAAAAGAGAATAGTTTGTCACATTCTACGCAGTTAATAGATCCCATCACACTATAAGTGGATCGTTACCTACTTCTTTCGTGCGTTATATGCACCTAATGGTACGGTTTTTAACCCTTCGTCACCATGTTGGATAAAACGTTCAAACCAATGCAGGCTATATTTGGGTGATGCTATCTCAGGTCTGTACTCAGGAAGCCACACATACTTCAACATCTGATATGTGATAGCCAAAGACATCACCCTGTCGTCGTGAGGTGAACCATTCATCCGACCATTGGCAGTACGCACGTATGTTTTTAATTCTGCGATAGTGCGTTCGCAAGGAATGTAAATAACGTTATCTCGGATAGCCCCAGCCAACTCGTCAATAGCCAAAGGCTTTGACGCAGTTGTAGTACGCCAACCAATGATCTCTGTAGGTTCAGGGTTGCGTTGCTGTAAACGACGCTGACGATAAAGGTTCTTATACCCGTAGCGTTGCATAGCCTTCACCGTGGTTAAACCGTGGTTGTTGTTTTCTACGCCAATTAAAGAGCCGTTGTATAGCCACCCTAGTTCGCATAAGGCATCACCGAAAAGGTCAGGTTCAATATGCCCATGCCAATGCGCTACAAGCGCATCTGTGCGAGCATTAATGATATGCGCCGACGAATAGTCACCATGACCTAGACCTTCAGCGATGTCAGCCCCAATAACATAAATGCCATCAGGTTCAGGCATTTCCCAAATAGCCAACTCGCCATCAGGGGTTTCTCGGTATTCAACTTGTCTACGGGCAGCAACATGTAGGTATCCACGTCGTGGTTCTTCAACTTCGCATTTCATTAAGTTGTCAATGTCAAAGACGGGGTTACCTGACTTAATGAACGCTTCTTCGGGGCTACGAGGGTATTCTTGGTGCAACTGCCAAGAAGGCATCGTTTTAGATTTGGACTCGTACCAGTCTTCGTCACGGTCACCAGCAGACCAAGGCCAAAAGATACCTTTAAACAAGTTTGTTTTGTTCTGCGACCCAACCCACATCTGATGAAAGAAGTTACCTGACCCGTTAGCCGTACTCAGACAGATAACACGACCACCAACGTCAGCAATAGGTTCAATGGAAGCCCACGCCTCTTCAGAGTTGGGTAGGAACGCCATCTCGTCAACAATAACGAGATATACAGATTCACCACGGGCAGGATCATTGCCTGAAGGCAATGATTCAATAGATGACTCGTTAGAGAACGTCATCTTCAACTGGTTGTCAGACGTGATATCAGGTCCACGTTCCTTCATCCATAAAGGAATGAACTTAAAACCATACTTAGATTTCTGTAGCAACTTGGCTGCTTCTCGTTCAGTACGAGAAAGCATGACCACGAACCTGTCAGACCAAAAGAACGTCAACCAAAAAGCGTACGCTGCACCGAGGGTAGAAAACCCAATCTGACGTGCTTTAAGAACCACGCTGTACCTGTTAGAAAGCCAAGCACGAATAGTTTCAATCTGTGCCTCACGCATATCAAACTTGATACGACCACGCTCAGGATGTTTAATGTGCCAGTAATTATCACAAAAGTATTTGAACGCTTCAACTAACTCATCTACAGAAGCGTCTTCGCTACCCTTACATTTACGCCATTCCTTCTCATTGAGAAGTTCATTCAGTTCCATTTTTCCTCATCTTGGGTGGTTCAGGATCTTCGTATTGACCACACGCAGGACATTTCCACTTGCATGCTGCAGGTGGGTACTCTTCACCACAAACAGGGCATTCAACTAACTCGGTCATACAATGCGCAGTTTACGAGATTCTTGTTCATGCGAAGCCACAGCAGCAATCAGTTCATCTAACTCTTTATCAGACAACTCTGCCGTAGCCTTCTCAGACTTCACAGTCAACGTAGGAGGAGACATCCGATTAGTGGCTTGTAGATACAATTGGGCTGCCTTGATGTCGCCGCTTAGAGCACGCTCGTAGAGTGTGTCTAGAAGCCTCTGTGATCGCTCAGGAGAGCCTTGAACGTCGTCTACCTTGGATTGCCACATCTTGCGGAAAACGTCCTTCTTTTCCCATCGTCGCAAAGTAGAAATATTTACACCGATAGATTCGGCATACTTCTCCTTGGACGCAGGGACACGTTCTGAAGGTGGCTGGCACAGCCAACCGATATACGATTCTTGTCGTGCATCTACTACGTTTTCTTCAATACTCATCAAAATACAGGCAACTTCGTTACCTGTTTAGTGATGTAACGGGTAACGCTTAGGTTAGGGGCTTACAGTTATCAACGAGTGCTACCGCAGGGACGCACTCGTTGATCTATAACTAGTCCTCGTGCGACGACAGGAGCGTATATGCCACAAGTAGGAAACAAGAAATTCCCTTATACTGCTAAGGGTAAGGCTGCAGCCAAAAAGGCAGCAGCCAAAACAGGTATGAAGGTACAATCTAAGACAAAGAAGTACTAATGGCATCTAGCAAAGACCCCAAACTCGCTAGGGCAGGTGTAGCAGGTTATAACAAACCCAAACGCACACCCGACCACCCTAAGAAGTCACATATTGTCGTGGCTAAATCAGGTGGTCAAGTTAAAACTATCCGCTTTGGTGAACAAGGTGCATCCACAGCAGGCAAACCCAAGGCAGGGGAATCTGATCGCATGACCAAGAAACGTGCCTCCTTCAAGGCACGTCATGCTTCCAACATTGCTAAAGGACCAATGTCCGCAGCATACTGGGCAGACAAAGTAAAATGGTAAAAAAGAAAACCCCCAAAATACCTCCCCTAGTAGAAATCTTTTGGGAAGACCACTACAGCATGGGTGACGACTGGCACGAACCCGATGCTAAGCACGAACCCTGTGTCCTGTCAGCAGTTGGCTACCTTGTCGCAGAGAACGAACAGTACTATTGGGTCGCCTGTACCTACGAATTAGCCACAGGGAACTACAGCGCAGGGACAGCAGTTCTCAAGAACTGCGTCACCTACTTCTGTGAGCATTCTCCAGCCCGTAAAATACATTAAAAACATATCGCTATCTGCGACGACACACACTGAGAGCACCACAAATAGCCCATTGTGACCGCAGTCACCCCAACATATAGAAGTATCACGATTTGGCTACGCCCCAAGGGACTCCTATACACACACACCCAC